CTAGAAGACCAAAAGTCAGTCCATAGTAGCAGACAAGCTCTAACTTCAAGGCATGAAGTTAAAACGAGAGAATGTCTTAGTGTGCTTTGCCAAGTACTCAAAGGGTTCGGACTCAGAAATCATACCATCTCACAAGGAAGTATCGATCACTACAATACGCTAGTTGAAGCGTGTGGAGGAAAATGGATGAAAGTATGGAAATATAAACTTTCAGCTTACTTCTCCTCACATACCCAACAAATGCTAGCACCCAGTCCTTTTGAAGGGACTGGTATCGTAGACCATCCACACCAACTTATAGGTGGCGCCCAAGGTAGATTCATGTCTCTATATCTCCGTCAATCTTCTTTTACAGAGCGAATGGAGTTCCTGACTTCAATATTACTATTGAAGAAGGGACTACCACGTCCTGAGAAGAAAGACATTGAAGAGTCTATAGAGGAATACCTTGCCAGAATGACTAAAGAATCCGAACCTGAGGAAAGAAAGCCCGAATGGCTAGTACCATGGAGTGATGTAGAACTTCTACACCCGATTACCGACATTGTCGCGTCCAAGGCAACATGCATAAAGCAGTTACAAAGGACGGTAGACGAAATCTGTAAAGAGGCAGGAGAAGGGATCCTCACTACAAAGGAACGAACCAAAGCTTTCTTCCCTTCCACATCAGCCAACTATATCTCTTCAAGATCAAACGGTGGTTCAGTAGGTGAACTACTTACTAACCCTGAGATACTTGAAGGACTAAGAAGGCCGGGTGGATACTTGACAGCTAAGACAAAAGGAGAAGAAGAAATAGAAAACGAAGATCAGGTTACGGTGGAATTCATTGATACGAAAGAATTTGAGAAGGCATTTGAGACTCTTTGGTTAAGAGTACTCAAAACGGCATCAACGGAAGAAGCATTAGCTACTCCTGTTGGTCTCGCTGAACCCCTCAAAATTCGAACAATCACGAAAGGACCACCATATATCAGTATGGTACTCCGTGCACTCTGGAAGAAAATCTTCACCATACTCAGCAAGAACAAGGCATTTGACCTCCTTTGGAATGGCGGCGTTACGGAAGAGTACTTACTTAACCGTTTCGGGGCTAAACTTGGGGAGAATGAGGTATTTATCAGTGGTGACTTCAGGGAGGCGACAGACAACATAAAGAGTTGGGCTAGTGAGGCAGTAGCAAATCGCTACTCCTCCCAGCTGAAACTACATCCTGTTGAGAATCGCCTTTTCCTAAAATCACTTACTGGTCATACCTTTGTGCCTCCTGACCCAAAAAAATGGGAGCAGGTATCTATGGCTGAGTGGAATGAATTTTTCAAACAGAAGAGAGGACAACTGATGGGCTCAATAACTAGTTTCCCAATACTGTGTACCATAAACGCCTGTGCCTGCCGTTGGGCTATGGAGCTTGCAAGCAAGAAGAAGATACTTCTTCGAGATGCAAAACTCGCTATCAACGGAGACGACAGTGCAATGGTCTCTACTGAGGAATGCTATCGCATATGGAAAGTAATCACCAGGACATTTGGACTTTATGAGTCTCCGGGGAAGACCTTCATAGACAAAAGATTTGTGAATATTAATTCAACAAACTTTGTCTATGCTCCTTCACTTAAGGTGGAGGACAGGCCCGAACCGAAACATCTATGGTCCAAGCGTGAAGATGGTACTTGGCATAAGCGCGACAGCCCCTATTATCTTACAAAATACATTAACATGGGCCTTCTACGAAACCTAAAGAGGGCAGAAGGTCTTTCTCATCTCAACGATGAGAGTGACCCACGTAATAATGTAGGTGTAAGATATAGGAAGTTAATGAGTCTCTGTCCTGATCTATGTAAAGAGTATGTGCACAAAGAGTTTATTGAGGGACATAAGTTCCTCAATGGGTTCAAAATTCCCTGGTATATACCTGAATGGTTAGGTGGATTTGGTTTAACTGGTTATAAGCATCCGTCCAAGTTGGATCGTAAGATCGCTTGGGCTATCCTTAATAACTGGGAGATCCGAAGACCTATCCAAATCGCACATGGCCAAACCACATGGAAAAATTGGCAGATGGCGCAACGTCAAATGCCCGAACCACTATATACTGATCATAAAGGAAATGGTACCGAAATTTTTACTCGAATGATGGGTCTTAAGGTTATAGACTTACTATTCGATTCAAACATTCGCTACAAAGACCTTTATAATACACATGAGGAGGAAAGCAGAATGGTGTTCTTGCAATTCAGACACAATGAGAAACTTTGGAGCCCTAAAAGCTACAAAGAAATCCCAGGTGACCCAATGCCAGAATCCAAACTACTATTCCGACCCAAGTACAGTACATACAAACTCCCCTTACTCTTAACTACTACTTCAATATTAGACTAATCATCTAATACTTCTCTCTCTCAAAGATCACAGTGGAGCTAACATTGCATTATGCGAATGTTAGCTGTGAGTCTTTACACTTTTACTCGTCATCTGCCCAGTATTACTATCTCCCCCCAAGGAGATACTAACTGGCTTTACCCCTAGTTTTCTAACGAAACCTAGCGGAACAGATGGTGATGAGCAAAGTG